GTATATGAATTTATTGATGGTGTAGGTGAGGTTTATACAGGTGTGGATCTTACATTTCCTGCTGGCCATGTAGGTAAAAAGTTTGCAATATTAGTAACAGCCGATGAATAGGAAACTATATAATGTATGTCTGTGCTATCACGGACTTGCAAGATCTGGAATAGAGAAACATACGTTTCGTGTCCACTTAGAAGACTTGAAGGTGCACATTAAGCATCTTAAGCAGCTAGGGTACAAATTTGTTAAACCGTCAACATTTGCCCGCTGGGTAAGGGAAGAGGAGAATCCATCAGAGCCGTTTGCATGCATATTTTTTGACGACGCCCTTGCCACAATTGCACCTGCCTGCGAGTGGCTTATTTCCCAGAATATTCCATTCGGCATTGCGATTATTGCACGGAGGCTACGCAAGCATGTTCCTGAGGAAGACTTTCTGAAATGGTCCTACATAAAGCAATGGTGTGACACTGGCTTGTGTGAGCCAGTCAATCATTCCTATAATCTCCACCATCTTGCATACGTGCAAAACTATCTTGAGGAAGTGGATGTAGGGCCGATCCTTGAGGGACCTTGTTGGGTAGATGAAGGGGAATTTTTGTACATAGAACCAGATGACACAAGATGGTGGTGGGACTACTCCTTTGTGGATACAATTAGCTGGGGCTTTCCCCTTTTTGGCAGTGAGCCAGCAAACAATTTTCAGACGCCAATAACTAGCTGGATCTATTTCAGAGCAACACAAAACTTGACTATAAAAAAACTGCGTATTTGGGCTGCTATACATGTTTTTCCAGTTCCTTATAAACTGTACAGAATAGGAATAATAAGGTTAGAACGACGTGTTCTTGGATATGACTGTCAGATAAGGATTAGTTTCGATGGCAATGTTGTATGTGAAACTACCATAGGCATGAAAGATTACGATACCAGGGCACAGTGGCCTGAGCGGGAGTGGCTGACTATTGATATGGACACACCATTCACGATCCAAACCGGCGTTGATCATGTGCTAGAATTCAAGACTCTTAATGTTGGCGAGGGCTGTTTCCGCATTTTCTCTGTACCTTGTTTTGATGGTATCTACAAGCTAAAGACGACTTGTGACTCGGCTGTGCCTGGTATGAGTGGTCCTGAATACCGAGATTTTCCAGCTAATTATGACTGGCCAGCTAGGGCATGTATTATTTTAGCAAGTGGAAGCGGGCAAGTTACTAGCGATGAAGAGTACAAGCAATACTGTAAAGATGACTTGCAGAAAAGTCAGGAAGCAATCGAGATATGGACCGGGGCACAGTGGTTTAAGAAAACAACGGGGTACACATACAAAGAAGATCCGTGGTTGGAAACAATTGTTATAGCTGGAACATACAGTAATGGACAGTTAGCCGATACAAAGATTAAATTTGTGGCTGACGAAACATTTACTGCACATACTTTTAAAATAAAGTACTGTGGTCGCATTGGTGATTACTATCCTGTAATTGTTGATGTCCATGTAGGAACAAGTCCTGATGGACCCTGGGTGAAGGTAGCTAGATGGCGTCCAAATTGGTACGATTGGCACTGGCAAGAATGGGAACTTGATGTTCCATATATATTCGAGGCTGGACAAACCTACTGGATTAGATTCGAAACTAAGAATGCTAGCCCATATGGAGTTGGTCTGCTGACAATTTACTGTGACCAACAATGCATACCACATCTGGGATTCGAATTTGAAGTTGAGCCATGGTCGCCTCTTAGGAACTGCCTTAAATGTCTTATCTGGAGTGAAGATAAAAAAAAGTGGGTACCAGGAGGGTGTACGGGTAATGAAGTTTTATTTTGGCATGATTTCGACACTGCAGATGTTCGGTGGTATATAGAACAGCCACCAGAGGAGGGATGGCGTGTAGTTAATGAGGAAGGTTCAGATGTTTGGCCTAAGTCAATTTACGGCTATAAGCTTTGGATAGTTTCTTGGGAAGGCCCACTAGGAGGATATTGCTGGACATGGGGTGATGATACTGAATGGTGGTACGAATATGAAACGCCATATGGAGGACCTGGCAAACCATTTTTAGAGTTTTATGGTTACAATGAAGGAGTTGGTGTATCTCCACCTGTTACTATTGCCTATCCATTTGGTGCCTATTATACGGGTGGTAGTGGAGATTATTTTGTCTGGCATCATGCTGAAGATATACATCCAGCACTTAAGGAAGTGTTACAGGAGCTTGGCATTATTGGAGGCTTCACCATTTGGGCAACCAGACCCCATACTGTTAGTGAGCTGGTTGAATTTGAAAGACGCCATACAGCCTATACCATTCCCCGTCTCATGGTCTACGGTGATACTGGAAGGAAGCAGGCACTTAATAGTATTGAAGCATATACGGGTGCACTATTTCCAGATGCTACTCATGGTGGTGTAAAATGGCAGGTTAGCCTGGAACCAGATCCATTTGGCAATGCTACAGTGCGCAGGTGCTACAGGATATTTGACTATGTGTGCTTTGATGCATGGTTTTGGCGCAAAAACGGAGTAATTGAGCCTGGAGACATAAATGACGGAGGAATTTATCTGGGACTGGTTGAGGGTAGTAGAAGTGGCGAGTTTCAACCTGGTGAGACTGTAGTTGAGGCTGATACAGGTGCCACAGCAGAGGTTGTATGGGCTACTAATAACCAGTACAACGAAATCTTGAAGTTGACAAATTTGCAAGGAACTTGGGAAGGAGGCAAACAAATAACTGGACAAACTAGTGGTACAACAGCTATTGAAGATCCTGAAGGTCCTATCCAGTATGCAGACGACAAGACTTACTTACAAAGTAGGGGAGTAAAATGCTTTCTAATCATAAACAACTACAACCCAGAAATCGATGATATAGATCCCGATATATTTGAATACGTTGTAACACATCCAGATGAGTACGTGGATAAAGTGGTTCAAATTTGCCTTGAGAATGGCTGGGATGGCATTATAGCTACTTTGGAACAGCAGGACAGTCACGTTAGAGATGCTGCGACTAATTTTTACAGACAGCTATCCAGGGCACTTCATGAAAATGGAAAGTTAATAGGAGCTGCTTTACCTGCAATAACTGGTACCGATTATGATGCGGAATGGTGGCTGGGATGGTGTGATTTGGGCAAGCTCGTGATGTACTTAGATATTGCTAAAATAATGTCCTATACCGAGAGTGGTGACTGGTCGGATCCTGCTCCACATGCGCCTGAATGGTTCTGGCGTGCCGTCTATGACTACACTAAGAAAGTTGTGCATAGGCGTTACTGGAGAAGGATATTTGTTGGTGCAAATACTTCCTGTGATGTATGGACTCATGGATTGCTGGGGAGTGACTATGTTGGCATCCACGAGGCGATGGTTCACTGTTTTTTTAGAGGAGGGACAATTAAGATAGAAGAGAGTGAAGGTCATTGGATCGCCGGTGGAAAAGAAAGCTGGATGGGTATTCCGCAGACTATTATGAGGGCAGTTAATGAGGCAATTAACTCCGGTTTTGGAGGTATCGGAATATGGATGGCTGATCATGGTGATATATATGAAAGCCATCCAGAATGGCCACAACTTGGAAGGAGGGAGATTATGGACTTCGTAGAAATCAGATTTCCAGAGGACATTTCTCGTGGCTCTGTCGGTGGGCCACGTTACAAAACAGATATAGTGCAAACAACAAGTGGATATGAAAAGAGAAACATCAGATGGCAAGAAGGCCTTTGTCGTTATGATGTTAGTTATGGTATTAGAACACAAGAACAGCTTGATACTCTTATAGCTTTCTTCAGAGCTAGAAAAGGAAGAGCAATAGGTTTCAGATTTAAGGATTGGACTGACTATCGTGCAGTAGCACAGCAAATAGGAATAGGCGATGGTACAACGACAAACTTTCAGTTAGTAAAACATTATAAGAGTGGTGATATCATTGAAACTAGAACAATTAAAAAACCAGTTGAGGGTACAGTAAAGATTTATTTGGATGGTGTGGAACAAACAAGTGGTTGGAGTTGTGACTATACAACTGGCATAATTTCTTTTGATACGCCACCTGCTAGTGGTGTAATTATAACGGCAGATTTCGAATTTGACGTACCTGTACGCTTTGATACAGATGAATTACCAATCACTATTGAGGCACTTCAAATTGGTAGCATAAAGTCAATACCACTTGTGGAGATAAGAGTATGAAGACAATTCCGCAAGTTTTACAAGATAGATTGAATAAGCATGTTACAACCCTTTGTACTTGTTGGAAAATTACTTTGCGAGATGGTACAGTATTGTGCTTCACTGACCATGATAAAGACTTAGTTATTGATGGATTGACGTACAAGGCTACTGTTGGCTTTGAGGCCAGTGCTGTTTCTACGGATGCGGACCTACGTCCAGATGTACTCGATGTACGTGCTATTTTACTTCAGGATGATGCAATTACTGAGGAGGATATAGTGGCTGGGCGCTATGATGGAGCAATGATAGAAATATTCATGGTCGATTATACAAATGCCTCACTAGGTAAGATATGGCTCAGGCGGGGATGGATAGGTGAAATTACTGTTGCTGATGACAGGTTTGTAGCCGAGCTACGTGGCATAATAGATAGGTTGGGACAGAGTACCTTAGGTGAAGTTTATTCTCCGACATGTCGTGCACAGTTGGGAGATAGCAGATGCAAGATTAATCTTAATGACTATCGTGTGACTGGAACTATTACTGGTGTAACAGATAGGAAAACATTTGCTGACGTGAACAATAATGCTGACGATGGATGGTTTAATTTTGGTAAAATTCGGTTCCTAACTGGCGCAAATGCTGGAATTGAAAGGGAAATTAAGCGCTGGATACAAAACAATCATACTTTCGAGCTATACTTGCCAATGCCTTACACGGTCGAGGTGGGTGATGAATATGAAGCTTTTCCAGGATGCGATAAGTCATTTAGCACTTGTAAGAACAAATTCAATAATGTTGTGAATTTCAGAGGTGAACCATATGTGCCCGGCAGAGATAAAATACTCAAATATGTAAGCCATCCGGGAGATGTATGATAAGAAGAGAGGAAATTGTTAGAGAAGCGAGAGAGTGGATTGGTACACCATATCATCATCAGGGCAGGGTAAAAGGCGTGGGCTGTGATTGTGCTGGGCTCATTATTGGAATAGCACATTCTCTTGGTATTTCTACATTTGACTACAGGCATTATTCACGACAGCCAGATGCTTCTGTTTTATTATCTCTCTGTGATGAATACCTAGATAGGGTAGACAGCTTGGATGCTGCACTACCTGGGGATGTGTTGATTTTTCTCATACGTAGGCAGCCGATACATATGGGGATTCTTACGGAAAAGGGAACTGTGATACATGTTTGGCCAAGTGTGGGAAAAGTAGTTGAACATATTCTAGATGAAAAATGGCGCCGCAGAATCTATAGAGTCTATCGGTATAAGGAGGTGATATAGTGGGAATGATAGCCATTCCAGCAGCATTTGCCTTAGCTGGCGCTGGTTTGGGAAGTCTAGTTGGAATTGCTGGAATAGGTGCTGCTATAGGTTGGTCTATTGGATCTTATATTGCATCACGGATATATAAACCAGAACTCGAGCCTCAAACTATAGAAATGGGTAAGATGACACGTGAAGTAAGTCTTATGGATTCCTCTTATGGCCGTCCAATTCCCATTATTTATGGCACGTTTAGAGTAGGTGGCAACATTATCTGGGCAGCTGATATTCAAGAACACGTAACCGAAGAGGAACAGGAAGTTCAAGTTGGCAGAGGGAAGGCTGCGCAGACTTACGTACAGACGACTCGTCATTACTGGTATACATGCAGTTTCGCAGTAGCACTGTGTAAAGGCCCAATATATGGCATTAGGAGAATATGGGCAGATGGGAAGCTCATTTATAATGTATCGGCGACTGCAACGGACGATGAACTGGCACAGAGTGAAAAGCTGGCTGAGCAGATGGATATATATCTCGGAACGGAGGATCAACAACCAAATCCTCTTATGGAATCATATTTAGGTACAGGCAATGTGCCTGCATATCGTGGTCTGGCATACGTCGTTTTTCATGACTTCCTGCTATCCGACTATGGCAATAGAATACCTAACTTTTCGTTCGAGGTAGTCACTAATGGACACGCTCTTGGAACATCACAGATTGTTCCAGATCCCATACCAATATCGAGTATTATTGATGATATTTGTGAGAAGGCTGGATTGGAAAGTGAATACGTGGACACATCGACTCTAGATGATGAAGTACAGGGATTTCTTGTAACAGAGACCTCAGCTAGAGACGCACTTGAAGTACTGTGTTCTGCCTTTATTCTTGATGGAGTAGAAAGTGATGGCAAGGTGAAGTTCGTCAAGAGAG